TTCAAGGTGGGTTAAATCGGCAATTTTACAAAAACTTGATGATGATTTTGATTATACTTCAATACCATCAAAACAATTATGTTCAATGTTATACAATAGAGGTGTTATTGATTATGACATGTTTACATTATTATGTCAGCGAGTTGTGGAAACTGTAATAGAACAATAAGATACAATAGTCTTTCACACCAAACGATTCGCTCGTTTTGTTCTTTGTCTATTGGTGCTATTGCTTCCACTTCTTTTCCATCCTTTTCAAAAGTTTGAGGATTTCTTTTAGAATTTCATGACTGTTCATAATATCACACACAAATAACATTTCCAAGACCAGCAACTAGTGGGTCATCTTGAGTGACTCTAGGGGGTCTTTGAGGTCTAATTGCTCCGGTAATAACACCAAGAGGCAAGAATTCTCTAATCCAATAAGGAATACCTGCGACAGCATCTCCAAATGCTTGTGGATTTGGCACCATAGTTCTTGATTGTTGTGCAAAGGTTCGCAATTGTCCAGCGGTATTCATTGTTTCAGCCTCCTGTCCGGATTGTGAAATAAAATATTGAGTTAAGTTTTGACCACTAATCATAATTTCTGGTCTTGCACCACCCCATGTATAAAGTGGAGAGTATTGACCTGCTAAATCGAATACATTGATTAATGACCTACCTTGGGCTGAAATTTGCATTGTTTGAGATTGTGCAAACTCTCTAAGCAATCCAATTCCATATTTTATCTTGGAAATTCTCTTTTCTGCAAAGGACATATAGAAACTACAACGAGAACGACTAACATAAGGGTAAGTAACATCTGGGTTATCTGCTAAATGATAAACTACATTGACATATACATGAGGGTGATAAAATGGGAAATTAGATTCGGTTGCTAGAAAATTATTAGGAAATTCTCTGAATTGATATCTTCCGCCTTCTTGAATTGGGTTTGGTCTTGTAGTAGTATTAATAATAGATTTATACAATACATTCTCATTTGATGCGTTAGGTGTTGCTCTAGGTTGCCCGTCAACGCTCATATTAGTCAATATTAGAGGCGTAGGTGTTACAATAAACTCAATTATTCCGTTAAAAGATTGAACAGGACTAACACCAATTTGACTTGGTAGATGGTCCCAAAACAAATCCATCTTTAACATATTTCTTTGCATACCGGATTTCAAATTAATTTTTTGACTTACAACTTTGACTCTATCTTGGTCATTATCAAAAACTAAATCGCTAGTTAAATCTTCACGGACTTCAATAATTGGCATTACTTCTTCCTCCTTGACTTCTTTTTCTTTGATGCAACTTTCTTTTTGTATGCTGGTGTTTTCTTATATGCAGCCCATCCCTTTTTGAACCCCATCTTTGCAAATTTTCTAGGTAAGCCGCCACCTTTCTTACGGGTTTTTTTAGTAGTCTTTGGTTCACTTACAGTTTCAACAGACATATTTTCTTTCATGTCTGCCACATTACCACCAGTAGGGACTAAAGTTTCACCTGCTTTAATGTACACTTGCATTGAAGGAGTACCTGTAATCATGTGCGCTTGAAACGCAGGTATAGCAACCATATCAATAGGGAAAACGGTTTCTTTGTCACCTATAATCAAACCTACTACTACTCCGGTAGCAATATCTTTTACTATGTCTTTAGCAAGACTCACTTAAATCACCTCAAAGGTCTTGAGCCTGTGTTAGCATATCTTGTAGTTCTGTCTTAGTAATTTTACGAGGTTCTGCAATCATCATTACATCAACTTCAATAGTTTCGCCATTGTATTTTGTGCAATTATCACTAGCAACACCAATTAGTAAATCAGTAACTAAAGTATAACCATCTGGGTGCAAATCGTAAACTCCACGAAATCTTTCTTGGTTTTCCCATAGTTGTGAACCTGCTGCGTTTTCTTCTCTTGTAGTAGACATTGTATAATTATTCAGAACATTAGGAGAACCAATTCCTACATCTCTAGCATCTTCATATGCTGTAGTTGTAGCAAATAGTTGAATGTTAGCAAAACTAGTAGTTCCATCAGCCAATACAGGGTCAAAAACACAAGTGTTAGTTGAACCAGGTATTCTTAACTGATAGGTTATTTCTTTTACATTCAATCCTTGCTCGTTTACTACTGAAACATAATCGGATAAATCTAGTCGACCATATACTACCGGAAGGTTTCCACCTCCGTCTAGTGTAAATTGCAATCTATCTCTTAGAACTATGTCGTTATCTCTCTTAGCCATACCCTATCATGATAGGATGAAGTTTATTATCATAGTGATGTCATAGCGTGACCATCTCTAACGCATTTTAGGGTTGTAATGCGTAGCAGTACCACTCTAACAAAAAAAATAATGAATTTGAAAGATTAATAACGAATCAATTATATACTATAGCCGGCTAGGACTAATCATGGCGAGCATAAGAAGAGTCACAAATTTGCAAAAACAAATAATAAACCAAATTATTGAAGATGGTACAAACGCTTATTGTTATGATGAGTGTTTAGTGGAAGATAGAGCCCATAAGTATAATGTTGTAAGAGAAGATATAATGGCATGCGTTGAATATGTAATTAGCAAATTCACATTTTACTAAGGAGGAAGAAGAATGAAAGTTTGTTTATGTTATGATTTATTTAAATTAGTAAAAAATGAATGTTTAGAATGTAAGGAGGAAGAAGAATGAATTGTGAAGATAATGACTTTGGAGACAAGCCTTTCACATATTGTGGAAAGAAGAACTGTGAATCTTGTGGTGAAGAAGAATGAAATGCACAGCATGTATTCATTATAAAATTATATTTAATGAAGATTTAATTTGTGATGATTGTATAGATTTGGAGGAAGAAGAATGATTTGTTTCAATTGCGGTGAAGAAAATATGAGAACTGAATATCCCAAAATGGATGGGATTCAATATGTTAGAAAGAAATGTATGACTTGCGGTTACAAATCATTTCCACTGGCGGTGATGCGACTTGCCTAGACCTAGAAGTCGCGACAAAGTTGTCCCTGTGTCCATTGGGATTCCTGTGTCTTTGATGATAAGGCTTGACAACGAGTTAGATTGGAAACAATCTCGTTCAAGGTGGGTTAAATCGGCAATTTTACAAAAACTTGATGATGATTTTGATTATACTTCAATACCATCAAAACAATTATGTTCAATGTTATACAATAGAGGTGTTATTGATTATGACATGTTTACATTATTATGTCAGCGAGTTGTGGAAACTGTAATAGAACAATAAGATACAATAGTCTTTCACACCAAACGATTCG